GTTAAGGTCTAAACTGATGTTTGTACCTATCCGTTGGTTATAACTCAAGATTGGAACCTCATAAACATGATAGACGTGCTTTAAGATGATTAGATAATCTTTTATGACAACCATCTAATTCCGTAAAAGTCAAGATTTGTAAGATATAGGTTACCTAATGTGATAGTGAAACGAAGAGTTTTCATATTTAATGGGTCTTTTACTACTAATCAGGAGAGGTCGTTGTGTGATAAAAAGTTGTCTAACTACTTATAGCTATATTCAGCATAATTGAATCGCAAGTAGAAATCAAAGAATGTCAGATTTGCAAAGAAGAATGATGTTAATGGATTTGGAGAACACGCCTTGTAGCTAAACAAATATTTGACATTTAAGTATAAAGCAGGTTCTTTTAATATTAAATTATTTCCAAGAAAGTAGTACATTGCTTTGAAGATTGGTCATCTGTATAGTTCTCCTTCTACAGAATGCGTTTTTCATTCCTGGTATAACATGCTTGAGATCAGCAGATAATATGCGATTAAGCTTTTGGGACTTTAGGACGACTAAGATATTGAGTTGTTGAAAAAGGGAAAATATAATTAGGAAATTTATTTAAATTTGAAGGCAATCTTTTATTAATATGCTAAGAAGAACAAGATAAAACCTGACGGTGGATGGGTTTATGACAAGATATCTAAACACTTTCCTAATGTAGCTGTTTATCATCAAACTAAATAGATGCCCTAATAATTTCCTGCAACTGGATTTTATATTCGAGGATAAAAAGGTGCTTACCATGCTGAATGTTATTTGAAAACTAGAATCAATATATAGGAGTTCAATTATATGTGGGCTAAATAAGGCTAATAGGTAGGCCAAATAATGATAACCAAAAATTTTAAGAACGCTATGTAATAGCAAGTTAAGATTAATAAGATATACTTGTAATAGACTTATCAAAAGATTAAGACTAATGAGGGATAATCTCAGTTAATTTAGGATCAAATTTGGGATAAATAACGCCATTTGACTTAATTACATAAAGATTTGGTTCAATCTGAAAATTTGGTCCGTAATTTGGTTAAACAGCGTGATATTTTCAAAATGAATAAGAATTATGTTGATATGACAAAAGTTAAGTTAACTAAAAAGCCTCTTTAAGATAGAACAGTGGCTCATATGGCTATTAGGAGATTTTAGAAACTTAACATTGATTTCGAAACTAAAGTGTTGTAATAACATATAAAATAAGTGCTGTTTTGCAAATATTTGTTTCAAGGTGGTTAATATTTAGATTTTGTTGATAGACTCAAGAATTTGAAAGTGACAAAGTTTTCCAAAATATAAATATCAACATTGAGCAAATCTAGGTCTAACTATTGGCATTAAAACGGAACAAAATTGATAAAGAATTATAAATTTTAGCAATAGCCATTCTAATATAATTCTTTGAAGCCATTATTTTTTTAAGTACCTAATTCTTTTGCAAATGATATTAATGGCACTCGAGTTAGATATCCGGCCATGTCATTCAAGTGTGGCTATGAACCAAGGAGTGTAGCTGATTTATTAGTACTTTATTCGCCAGTGTAGAAGACTGGCATTCAGAAAAAGACAGTTGCTAAGTCGCCTCATTTTAATTGTTCATGGATGAAATGTGCAGCAAATCCTTTATACAAAATCTCATCTAGTTATCTGTCTTATTTCACGAACGAAGGATTTGGGTTTGGAACTTAATAGATATAGAAGGCATCTAATATGCATAGCGGCCACACTTTTGTTAGACAATGTAGTAATTTGATGACTGGCAAGTGTTATTAATTTGCGATTGGTCGATCTACTTAGTAGAAGGTGGTTATAGTTGATGTTGGAGCTAATTATATGAGATCGTCCAATATATTGTCCACAATGAGAAGACCTGGATTTGAGGATTATTTTGGCAAATTGAGTCAATTTTTTCAAGGTTAAAATCTCAAATTATTATAAGATAAGAAGTCTTATTTGAAACAGATGTATTTGACTTCATAATTTGAGGCTCCTTAAGATAAATGGATCTAAGCGTACATAAAGTTTTTTAGGACTGACTAAACCATACTAGACATTGTCCCGTTTTAGTTGTATCAAACCATAAAATTTTAATCCCCTCATATGATTTATCTACCGGTTCGACCTAATAAAATATCTCATGATGATTATTATCACATGGTGAATGGAGGTAAATATATTCCTAGATATTAACGAGCAAGCAATATTACTTTTGAACCAGTATTAATGACTTCTATTTTAGCTAGCACCCCGGCGATATTTCAATATGCAGCTATGGGATATAAAGTCATATATCTGTAAATCGATTGTCATTATTACACAGCTGATACTAACTTTAATTTTGTGGTACCGGGATAGCATGCTGTATCAGGGATGAATTTTTGTCATTTGCCTGGGAGTTATTAGATCCCGAAGGGTGATGGTCAATATTACGTGTACTCGACTTTCAGAGGTAAATTTATGGTGAACATGCAGACAAATGGGAGCGGCAAGCCTTATAGTCATTAATTGACTCATTGGAATACACCGTAGAGGTATCTTAATTGTGGATGTCTGCAATTCTTTTTTGATGTTTGTACTACTTTGGGTCGTATGAAGAAGGTTTAAGTTATACGAGGTCCTTATGTCCGTTTAAGCTAAAAGGATCCAGTAATGAACCGAGTCTATTAGCTTGTAAACTGTATTAAAAGCACTGAATATTTATAACCAATCAAGGCTGCTATTAAAGCAAAATGTATGGATGCGGCGTATAACACCAAGTTGATATAGAGTTGTAACATGAATGTTTTATGGGATATGGTCACTGGAACTGGATGGGATATCTTCAATATATTAGGCCCTATCAAATTTTGGTGGAGATAACAGAATATCAGATAAACTTTACATTCAAGTCGTGACTAAACAAATTATTTTGCAATTTCTTACATTATGGGACCAGAATATTTGTATAAGATAACGCCAAACATACAGAAGTATTTGAGTTATAATGTTGATAGTATCTAAAAATTCTCTTATTAAAAGGTTTATAAGAAGTTTTTCCTATTTCCGAGGAGTGTAGTCTATTCTTATAATAGTGGTGAAAGGAGTGTAGATCGATTTCTTATATGTGTTAAGAAGAAGTGGTTTCGTGATCTTCCATTTAATGCGGATTAGATTTTGTTGAATAGGAGGGTCCATGGAATTAAGCCATAAATATAAATGAATTTAGAATAACTATAACGTTAATATTTAAATCGTCAGGTTGAAGGAGCTGTTGGCACCACATAATTTAGAGTTGATTTTAAAACAATTGGGATAGACGGTAATCGAATCGGAAATTTATATTCTACACCTGAACAGTTGAAGTAATAATTGATGAAGTGTGTTGAGATGAAAACTGATCAATAAAGATGTGATTAAGGGAATTGCATAATTCAACCTAATTATTATGTATATAAACCTTTTGATCTCAAATAAATATAAGTATTACATTATAGTCTACGCAACTAGAAATACACAGAAAATTTTTATATTCATTTGTCGACTAGGTTGAGGAACTTGATTTAAATACATGGGTATGTATCTAAACCTATTAAAGGTAAGTGGGTCAAATGCAAAACTGAATCTAAGTCAATTCCATCCGGATATCAGATATTGGGTAAGGGTGATTCTTACTAATTTGGGAAGTCGTTTTCTAATCTTGTGTATGGCATGTTCTGTCGACTGTTTGTGTCAAAAGTAGTACCTGATCCTCAATATATATCATGGGCTAATCCTATCATTAATTAATGGAAGAATTTCATGATGCGTCGACTGTAGAAGTTAGACTTAGGTTAAATAGTCGAAAAACATGATCCATTCAAGAGAATTGCATAGAAAAAAGGTTGGACGAAATCTAAGAGACATGCGTATTATTCGAAGACAGTTGATCATTTTACAAAACCTTATATTAACAAGAAAGTGTATGAATGTTTTGTGAAGAGTGGTTAAGTATATACAGTCGATACAGGGTTCATTGATCAATAAGGGTTGATTCATGGAGTGGATTAGAGGCCTAGAGCAATTCAAAATTCTTTATAAGTAGGGATGCCTCAGATAATCCAACCTGTGTTCTTTTAGATCATCAAATCCATTATGCCGATGTTTATTCAGGGATTGACCAAAAAGTCTCACAAAGAGATATTAAAAAAGAATATTAACTCAAACATGTTATCAGTCTCAAAAGATGGTAGTGGTTTTGAAGGCAATCAAAAAAGTTAAACTAGAAAGTTGTTGTTTACCATGCTTCTGCCATTTCTTTAGAATATTTTCATCAAGCTCATTTAAAACTGGAAGACAAAATATCCAAACATTTTTATACTGTAGATGTCATAATATATCAAGAATTTTCGATTTTCACTAACTAATATGTAAAATTTCAGTGTGTTTTATTGTCCATAGATGAATCAAACGTATAATGATTAAATGAGAAAGGTGTTGAGAATGTCTTCTTTTCATATATATCCTTAAAAGGATGTCTGCATAATACCATTTGTAGGAGGGACACCTAGTGGAGATGCTTTAGGGACTACTTTATGTAATACGATGCTTTCATTGATGTATGAGATCTTGTATCTGGCATAAATTGGAGTTAAATAACCTTGGGATCTCGAACGTTTGAATTAACAGTAGGTGTTTTATCAAGCAGCTGGTGATGATACTGTAGTTCACATGAAACCTAGTTTAGTGGATAGTTATTTGCAAGTTCTGGATTTGAGAGTAGCAAGGAAGAAAAACATTTAAACTTGTATTGGCCTAGGACAAGTTGTGAAATTCTAATAAATAAGAGTTGGAGCATTCGACTAATTTGATTTTTGCTCAAAGATTGTATTTAGTGATGGGTCGTTATAAGGTTTGCAAATGTATAGAGATCCAATAAAAACTTTAACTACTAAACAGTATTACATCAAAAGAAACGCAAAAATTTTTAAAAACCCAGCTTTACATCCAATTGCACTGTATATGGGGCTTAAAAGTTAGAAAATATCCAAGTTGCTTTAATAGATAATGAAGTGGAGGATTGTTAATTGCACTAGGATACAAAACTAAAAACGCGATTCGAAAGTGTCATCGAAATTGCGTTAAAGACTTACTTAATTTTGGACCAAATAGTCGGGGAATTCTAATCGTTTGAACATAACTGCTTAATAGATTTAATACATTGATGACAAGTTGATGTTTGCCTATGTATAATAGTAGGGCGGCTATGAATGTGAAGGGCAAATTAATGATATGTTGGGTATATCGTTACGAGATTTGTATGTTCTATCATTGACTAGTACAATCAATTTATGTGACATCAATGGAGTAAAACCAGTTCTCAAATTTGAATCTAAAAGATCTTAAAGTCATCATAAATTTCGTAGCCGTTATGGGGGAAGAAGGAGAAGTTGTTCTAATCGTAAGTTTGACTAGGCATTTGAAAAGTATAGGCGCATGGAATTAGAGCAATGGGAGGATACTACGTTACAGGTTCTGAAATATTTTGATTGCATGACTTAATCATATTTGAAGTCTCAAGATATTTAATACTCTGACAATGATGTGATGGGTAGTATCGATCGCGGCGGATGTCCTAATGACACTTAGGGACATTGATCTTAGTCAAGATGACTAATGATCCTCCATTCGAGGTGCATTCAAGATGAATGCAGCGCTCGGATGTGAAACAAAGCCGAAAAAACCT